GGGAGGGCCAAGAAGGACTCGGACTGGGTTACTTCGGACCACTTCTTGGCCATGATCAGTTCCAGAGGTTGCTGAAATCGACGTCCTGCTGAGCGCGGGGGGACACTGTGTTGGAACGCTCGCTGGAGCCGCCGGCGTATTTCTGCTGGAGCGCACGAATCTGCCTCAGTGCAGCTTGGCGAGTGGCAATCGGAAGCGTGTCGTTTGCCAGATCACCGGCCATCTCCTTGTACAACTGGACGTCCTTATCGGACTGAGGCCCTTCCATGCGCGGCATCTTCGAAGTGAGCTGACCAGCAATTGCTTTCAGACCTGCAGTGGCCTGAGCACCTTCTGTGGACCGGCCTATGATGCCCAGTCCACGGTCATATACCGCGCCGGCCAAGCTCCCAGTTGCCGAGGGGAGCAGCCGCTCAGCCTGATCCAGGAGTTCCAGGGCCGTGTTCGCGTCTCGCTCGCGTGTCGCCATCGTCTTGTTGCGATCGGCCTGTGCCGATACGGCTGCTTTGCCGGCCTCCTGACGAATCGCCGCGTCCGTCCGCATCCCCAGCTCCTGCGGGAGGAACTGCTGCTGGACGTTGAGTTTGGCGGCCTCCACGGCTGCGGCCTCATCCTCAGGCCGACGGCCAGCGAACATGTTGACACCCCCCCCACCACTGCGGGGGAGCTGCAGGTGGATGTGGTCACCTTCGTCAATGGCTTGGTATCCGAGCTGACGGGCACGCGAGATGAACGCCGGTTTTTGGTTTGCCGGTACTGCATAGTCGGCGGCGGTTCCGTTGAGATGCTGGCTGTTGGGCTGCCCCCCGACCTGCGCATTGCGCTCAGCTGATCTAGCACCACTGGTCATGGTCACTGCCGGGAATTCCGTCGCCAGCTGACTGAAGGCGGCGAAGTGGCCCGTTCCTTGCGGAGCCGACTGCTGGGGCGCTTCCGAGAACGAGCCATAGCCAATTTCATCGCCAACCACCTGGGCGCCGATCCGGCGCGGGTCCACGGCCACCAAACGCTCGATCCCGTCTGGACCGCGCACTTTCTGGTAGTTGATCGCTGCGGAAGACTGGCGAGGGTCAAGACCAAGATTGACCCGGCGCGCCCGCTCCTTCTCTTCGGGAGAAAGGCCAGCCGTCATCATCTCGAAGGAGCGGACATCGGTCGGCTGAGCCCCCATCACCTGCTGCCCGAACGCAGCGATGATCTGGTCGGCGGCACCATCGATGGTGGCCTCATCGTAGGCCGGCTGTTCGCCCATACCCATTGCAGCCAACCGAGGCGACAGGTACTTCTCGTAGTACCCCTGGCGGTACTGCTGCGGAACCTTCTTCCAGCCCTGCGCCATGCCGTACAGCTCTTTGCGGCTGCGGTCTTCCTGGCTCTGGAACTGCTGCTGCTGGTCCTGCGCGGCCTGCGGGTCGACCTGAGCCAACTGGCTCAGCAGAGAAGACTGCTGTTCCGGAGTGGTCGCGCTGTACGACTGCCCGGCCAGCATGTTGATACGCTCCTGCTGCCCGCGCTGGCGCCCGATATCGCCCTGCTGCTGGACATACCCCATTGCGGCGAGAGGGCCAAAACCTGCGAGTTGGTTTGCCATTACGCGCGCCCCCAGTTGATCAGGTTGTTGACGTTGTTGCCGAAGCCATAGCTGCTGCCAACGCCTGCGTTGATCTGAGGAGACACCACGCCGCTGCCTCCACCGAACGACGACTGCCGACCCTGCCATGCCTTGTTGGCTTCCCCGCCGATGCCAGCCAGAAGCTGGTTCCAGTTGCTGGCCTGGTTCATGGCCGAGTTGCCCTGAGCATTGGCCGCACCCCAGGTGTTCTGACCCTGAGCGTTCGCGGTGTTCTGGCCCACGCCTGCGATCGTGCCAGCAGCGTTCTGGCCCATGCCGGCCAGCGAGAGCAGGTTGTTGCGGTAGTTGCCCAGGTTCTGGGAGGCCATGCCCTGCGCATAATCGTTCAGGTCTGCCTGCTGACCACCCGAGTAAAGCGCGCCCCGTGCCGCGGCGGACCGGTCGACGCCCTGCAGCCCCTGGTTCAGCGCGAACTGGTAGTCGGGGCTGTTCTGGAACCCGCTGTAGTCGCCGCCGGCCAGCGCGTTGAGGCCCGTCAGGGCATTCTGGCCAGTAGACAGGTAACCGCCCAAGTCGTTGCGGGCGTTGTTGTAAACCATCTGCTGACGAGCGTTGTTCTCATCCGCCGCCTTCTGAGCAGCCCGCGCTGCCTTCTTCTCGGCGGAGTTTCCGATCAGCGAATTGCCGAGACCAATTGCGCCGGTGATTGCGCTACCGATTGACATTTTGGAACCTCTCTTTGGTCAAGACATACAGGCGCGCCGGCACATCGCCGAAGTGCCGAGGAAATGAGGGGGTGTTGCTCTGAAACTGGAACCCGATCCGGATAGCCAGCCGACGAGCGGCTGGAACGTCATCAGGCAGATGGGCCACGACAGCCCTAGCGCCCTGGTGGTCAAAGAGGTAGCCGAACGCCTCAATGCCGGCGGCATGGACGTTCTTGGAGTGGCGCAGGAAGAGCACGTGGCCTTCCCAGACGCCATCTCCATTCGGGAGGAAGACGAACCCTCCCCCTTCAAACTGGCAGGCCACACAGCGCGCCCAGATGGACGACAGATCAATACGAGACTGGCCCCGGACCGAGACCCGATGAAATACATCCGGGTGGTTCGCCACGCCCTCCAAGTAGGCAGGGTCCGTGGCGATCAACATCAGTCGTCCATCGGCTCAACAGTCAGCACACCGCCGAGGAGATCACGCTTGCGCGGCGATGAAACGGTGATCTTGAACATCCACTGCCGGCCACGCCCCATACGCACCAGCTTCACGCGCTGCTCGTACTGGCCGACCTTGCCGATAGACCGACGCTTCTTGTTCGACCAGTTGCGGCCGCCGTCCTTGCTGTAGGAGATGTCGGCAAAGTGATCAGTGTCAGGCATTACACGCTCCTCCGCTGGACAAGGCTGGTCAGGCCAGTTCCAACGTAGTTGGATTTCGTCCAGACCTTCCCATCAGCGCTGTACCAGACAGACCCTGGCCCGGTAGAAGCAGTGCTGCCACCAGCCACGAAGTTTGCGCCGGTCCACAGGACGTAGCTTGCAGTCACATCAAGCTGTGTGGCGGAGAGCTTGAAGCCGCTTCCGTCGTCATACATCATCCGACCGAGCTCAATCGCAGCAACCTTCACCGAAGGGCTGAATGCCATCGCCGAAACGTACCGGCTACCGGCAGGAACCGCCGGCAACGGCAGCACCGTGACAGTTCCTGCAGTCGATATCCGGACCGCGCGAGGGACCGCGGTGGCAGAGGCGCCGTAGATATAAAAGCTTTCGCCATCCGAGGCCAGCCGTTTCGATAGCCCGCCATTTATCCCGTGGGCTTGTGTGTTTGTGACCGTCAGGAAGGCGTCGGTGGTGATCTGCGAGGTGGTCCCGCCGGATGTCTCGCCAATCGCGACCTTACTCCCCAGTTTCAGTGCGCACACGTCGGTAGGCTGGTAGACCGCGTTGACGACCACGAAATTGGCGCCGCCATCAGATGATGCATAGACGCCAAGAGATCCAGTCTGGTTGTTGCCCACAAAGAAGCGGCCATCCAAGTACGTCCCCAGACCACGGATTGTCATTGTCTGCGTCGTGCGCGGCCAAGTAACTCCGTAGTCCGCTGAGTAGTTCGGCCGGGCCACGTTCGCAAGCGAGAACCCGAACAATCTCCCCTGATCATCCGCTACCAGCTGGGCAGCCGTGTTGTTGCTGTCTGCCGCATTGATCGGGGTCAGATCCCACGTGATGCCGTCGTTGCTACGGAAGGCGCGGCGCTGATTTGAGACGTAGGCCATCGCCAGTACTGGGTAGATGATCGAGATCGAATCGGACAGCTCGGCCCACAACCCGTTTGCGTCGGTGACTCGGATACGGAACGAGTACAGCCCAAGGCCTGTGGGTGTTCCTGCTGCGATGACTCCCGAGGAACTGAGCGGGCCAATCCCGGGCGGCAGGGACCCAGAAACCAAGGTGAAGGTGTAGGGTGCACTCCCGCCGGCGGCCACATAGGAGTACGGCCCCCATGCCGAGGAGGGGTTCCCACCTGGAGCGTCACCGGTGAGAGTGGGTGCAGACGGCTGCACCGGGAACGGAATCGCCTCCGTCATTGGGCCTTGCCCGGTATCGAAGATCAGTTCCGCGTTGGGGATGCCGACGCTGCTTTGGTTGTCGTGAAGGACAGGCGACGTGCGCTCGGAGATGAACTCCTCATCACCTTCCAGCAGATAGTCCCAGTCCAGCTCCCAGATCCGACCATCCTGGAAGTCACCGCCGAACCACTGGTTGCCCCATTTGACCGTGTGCGTCAGACGCCTGCGCTTGAGGCCGAACGACTGGCTTCGGGTCCAAAGACCAGAAACCACGTCGTATGCCCAGGTGTAGCCGTCAGGGAAGGTCAGATAGTAGACCTTGAACCCGCGGTCCTCCCAGACGTAAGCGAACGCCTCGGCCCAGTTCAGGCCGGCGAACGCGCGGTGCATCGGCCCCGTGGAAACCGGCAGCGCCGCGTAGCCATTGAGCCGGTAAACGATCCCGTCGTCGCCCAGCCAGAACAGGGTGTTGTCCAGCTTGGCAATGCTATGGCGCGATGCGCAGCCACGAGTGATTGCCTGACGACGATTCTGGAACGTGCCAGTCGCCGTGCCAACGTTGTAGAAGAACTCGGTAGTCCGCTGGCCGAACACCACCACTTCAAACTGGCTTACGGCCAGGCCAACGATCTTGTCAGGCGACGCCTCGGCCTCATAGCGATCGAGCGTGTTGTAGTCGGTCGCATCCGCCAAGTTCGAATGGAACCAGAACCGGCCCTGCGGCTCGACCCCAAGCATGTAGGAATCGAGGTAGTCCGAGGAAATCGAACCCGGATAGCCGGGGTCGGTGATACGCCCGAACGTCTGCGTGGTCGAGTCGTAGACATACCCGCCACCGCCCTGCCCGTTCTCCACGAGGAGCTGATAGCCGGTCTTGAACTGGTTGTGCGTCATCGAGACGCGGCCAACGCCAGGAATGATCCCGATGGGGATGCCGACGCCGGTGTTGCTGATCCGGAACAGGTAACGCCCCGAGACGATGAAGCGCGCCCCTTCGAGGTCATGCATCCCACGGATCGGACCAGTGCCGATTTTCTGGTACGGCTTCAAGCCGGGCGGGGTCTTGAGGTACTTCGGCGTGCGAGTCCCCGCAACCTCTGCCATTACCGGCAGCCAGTTCACCGTGTCTTGGCTGGACCACGGCAGCGTGTCGTCGGCGTAGTAGCCGCCTATCAGGTCTACGGGCTCGGCGCGCATCAGAAATAGTCCGAAGGCACAACTGCGCCTTGGTAGGTCGTTGCGTTAAGGCGATTGATTGCTCGCCGACCGGCTTCGGCGTTTCGAACAATCGTCACCTCGCGAGCGGTGGCGCCGTAGTCAGCCACCAATGGTTCCGCGATGATGAAGCTGAGGTGGGTCAAGTAGCGAGCGGGGATGTCGCCATCAATGTCAAACGGGATCTTCCCTTCCGTGTAGAGGTCCTCCATAACCGTCTGAGCCATGCGGCCCACATCGGCAGCGTCCTTTGCTTCGGGCGCCTCATCGGCGTCAAGAACCCCGAGGCGCAGCAGGACCTGCCGCACAAGTTCTTCGCGGCTATACGTGGCCATGCTTTCTCCGAAAAAGAGGGGCGACGGATAACCCGCCGCCCCATACTCCCAACTGGTTTACGGGGCGGCGGCAACTGGGGCCGACACGAAGCCGGTGACCATGCTCCAGTCCTTGGCGCCCGTGGTGCCCTGGCCCCACAGGATCTTTTCGATGCCGCGCAGCTCCATGAAGCCCACGCCGTGCTGGAAGCCGTAGTCGTCCTCCTTGCGGGTCGTGGTCTTGGTGGTCATGGCCCAGGCCACGCCCAGCGCCTGCGCACCGCACAGGTAGATCGGCGCCACCGGGATCGGGGTCGTCGCGGTGTTGTTGAAGTTGTTGATCTCCGGGATTTCGCGGATGACCACGCCGTCCCAGTACAGCGAGGTGGTTCCCGTGAACAGCGGGTTGATCAGGGTGCGCTCGCGGGCATCCTTGTGGACGGTTTCGAGGTCCTGCTTCAAATCGCGGAACGCCCGCGAGTTGACGAACATGACGTAGGTTTCCTCGTCCTCGCCGTAGGTGTACGGGCGGATGCCATCGCCGTTGACGGTCTCGGCTTCCTGCGCGATCTGGCGCATCAGCGAGACGATCTTGCGGTTCAGACGCATGCCGGCGGTGACGTTGTTCAGCGCGGTGGCATGGGTGGCGTTGTAGTTGGCCAGTGCGTCGCCGTACAGCACCCGGTCCGCGTTGGCAGCGTTCCAGGCGTTCTTCTGGGTGGCATTCGCGGTGCCATAGGCGATGCCCTGCACCGAACCCAGCGCGGTGATGATGCTGTTGCGCAGGTAGCGCATCGACAGGTCCTTCAGCGCCTGCTTCGCGGCCTCGCGCACGTCGAAGGCCGAGGCCTGCTCTTCCTCGACGTTGACCACGGTGGCGTCACGGACCACGCCGATCGTGATCTTGTGGCCGTCATTGGGCAGCGCCTTCTCGTTGCCGACGAGGGTGGTGCTGCCGGTGTTCGGGCCGGCATCGGCATCCAGCGCACCAACCAGGTTGATGGTGATCGCGTCACCTTTCTTCTTGGTCAGGTTGTTCTTGATCTGGATGATGCTGTTTTCACTGGTGCCCATGTACCGCTTGAAGCGGTTGGCACGGACGTACTCCATGAAGAAGTTGTCGTCCCACTGCTTGGCGCGGACGGCGGCGCTGATGGTCGTGCTGGTCACGGTTTAAGTCCTCTCGAAAAGTGACTGGAAAACGTCGGGATTTGCGGCGAACTCGCCGCGCGTGTTTCGTGCCTGGGAGAGGTCAGGCGGGATTTCGGCAGCGGCCTTCTGACGCTGGGCGGTCTTGGCAGCCTGTTCGGCGTCCCACTTGGCGCGCAGATCGGCCTCGATCTTTGCGCGGTAGGCCTCCGGGTCCTGCATCTGCTCGAACTCGGCCAGCTTCTTGCCCATCTTGTAGGCGGCCACCGCAGGATTCGGCGCGGCCATTACCTCGCGCACGACTGCCGGGTTGCTTTCGGCATGACGCATCACCACAGCGAATGCGTCGTCGTAGTCGGGGTACTGCTCGCGCGCGCTTGCCTCCAAGGCCGCATACAGCCGCTGGTTGGACTCGTTCTGGATGCGCTGCAGGTAGCCCTCGGGGTCCTCGAAGTAGGTCGGGGCCTGATCCTGCGGGGACTGGCTGCGCAACGCCTCCAGCTCTTTTTCCAACTTCTGCCGCTTCTCCCGCTCTGCCTTCAGGGCAGCAAGCGGTACTGCGCTGGGTTCCCTGACTTCCGGGGTCGCCGGCACCTCGGTCGCCTGCGTTGCAGGCTCTTCCACCACATCGGCCGTTTCTTGCTGCCGGACCTGCTCGTGCGCTTCATCCACGGCCTGAGCCGTGCCTTCCGCCTGCTCGGGCTGGACTGCAGCGAAGTGTTCGTCAAGGAAATCGCGGTTCTCGTTGCTCATTTCTCGCTCCTATCGACCGTCCGCCGTCGTCACGATTCGCGCCATTGCGTGCGCGTCCGCCGCCCAGATGGGCAACTCTCAGTAAGCAAAAACCCCGCTCGATGGCGGGGTCTGTTGGGGTTCAATCACCGGCCGCATGGCCGTAATTCGCTCAGTCTCGGCCCGGAATAGCTCCAGCTCCAGTTCTTGGTGCCGCAGCGCCAACTCCTGCTGCTTGATCCGCAACTCGGCAGCCTTGATCGCCGCGTCAGCCTCGCCCGACTGGGCCTTCTTCTCAGCCTCTTGCGCTGCCTGCTGGGCCTCTTGCAGCGCCTGCTGCATTTCCTGCATCTGCTGCTGGACCTGCGGCGGGATGCCGCCGGCGTCGAGATGTTCGAGGATCTGATCCTTGTTCCGCAGGCTGGATGCTTCGATGATCAGCTTGGTCGGGATCGATGCCGGATCGGCCTTCTTCAGCTCAACCAGCGCTTGGTACTGTTCGCTCTGCAACGTAACCGAATCCGGGCCGTCTTCGAGGATCAAGTCCACGTCCAGCTCGGCCAGCGGGTTCTGGATGCTGACAATCTGCTGCAGCATTGGGTCGGCTCGAAGCTGGGCGGCCTGCTCCGGCGAGAGTGGCTTTCCCGTCTGCTCTGCCTGCTGGATCATCGCGTCCGCCTGGGTCATCGGCTTGTTGATCGCCACCCAGCGCATGTTGCGCTCGTCATCGGTCACGCGGATCCAGCGCTCGTCGTCCCAGTATTGGCGGATGCGATACCAGACCTGCCGATAGACTTCCCAGCTCCAGTCGCGCAGAGCTTCGAACACTCCCGCCATTTCCGAAAGGCCCGAGGCCATCATCATTTCCTGCGCCCGGCCGCTCGGCGCACTTGCATCTCCTTCAATTGCGGGGTTCACGCCGCTGGCGTCGATCTCGGCCTTTGCCTCCTGAAGCAGGTTGAACTGCCCCTGTGCCAGCGCGTTCCCGTCCTGCACCTCGAACCGCATGTCGCCGTTGACCTCGACGTATCCATCCGGCCGGGCCATTTCACGGCGCGCCTGCTCGCGGTCGTCGGTGGCGCCCTTCTCGGCTATGACCTGCCGGCTGTTCAGCAGGTGCAGCGCCTTGGACCGGCGCTTGTTGATCTCGTCCTGAGGGGAGATCATGCGGCGCACGACGCCGTAGCGATGGTTCTCCCGGTCGATGTATGCGGAGGTTCCCACGAGATCGCACTGCGGGATGCCGCGTTCGTCTACGTAGGGGGAGACCTGCGGGTCGCGGAGAAACCCGCCACCGCAGATGATCGCCGTCCACCACTCGCCCTTGTGCTTGAAGCGGTGCTGCAGCACACGCACGCGGCGGCGCTTCAGATCGCCCCATGTGAGCCGGGGCCGGTCATCGAACGTATCGCCGGAGGATGCCGTGCTGCTGTAGCAGCCCTGGATGATCAGCTCGACCGCTGCCTTGTCAGCTTCCGGGCCAGCCAGGGCAATAGCCTCCTGCTCGTCCATCCACAGGACCGTGCCCTTGTAGTTGGCGTCGGAGAAGTCACGCTTGCGGCTGTGCGGGTCCCAATAGAACCGATCCCACGGGACCGGGTTGATCTTGACCTCGAACTGCTCGCCAATCCGCTCAACGGCAACCACCGCAGCGCCTGCGCCTTCGATGAAGAGGTTCTCGGCAGTTCCTGAGCGGACTTGAGAGAAGCGGTTGTTGTCGCACACGAACCGGATGGCGTCGGTGGCCGACTCCGACTCGGCCTCGTGCTTGGGCGTGCGCGGATAGGCGCGCGGGTCGGTCCGCATCCGCTTCTCATGACCGATCAGGGCGTCGATCTTCGGCGCGATGCGGTTGCTTATGACGGGCGGCTGCCGGCGCTTTCGCAGCGTCTCAAGCTCCTCGTCCGACAGCTGCTTGCCGTCGTAATAGTCCCTGTCGCGCTCGGACAGCTCGCGCGCCGGGCGGCAGGTGTCGTCCGACTCGCGGAACTGCTGCAGCAGCTCGGCATGGCCGATTTTGTTGTCACTGTCGGTCATACGGTCTTCCAGCTGTCGGAGTCGTCGTTGGTGTCAATGTCGTAGTCCCGCGACCTGCGGCTTGCCTTGGCCGGCGCTGCGGGCGATGCGTTGGCCATGCTGTCCAGGCCTCGGCCGATCAGGCTGCACACGTCAACGCCGTCGTCCTGCCTGCCGTCCTCACCATTGAAGGCGCACAGCTGGTTCAGCAGCCGCACTGCCCACGGCAGCCTGGGAAGGTGAACCGTGCCGGCCGATGCGCGGGCGGCGAAGCCCAGCGCCCGTTCGGCCTTGCTGCCGGCCGAGGCCAGCGCAATCCTGTGCGCGAATGTCTGCGTCTCCCTCATGCGCTTGGTGATGGACGAATCGACCGCACGCAGGATCACGCCCTTCTCCTCGAACGCCGCCAGCGGCCGATGCTGGGCCACCAGGCCGATCCAGGCGTCGATCCACTCTGCCGGGTCGGTCTGCCCATGCCACCAATCCACTGCGTAGAGGTCGCCGTTCGCAGCCAGCCCCCATACGCCATGTTCGGTAAAGTCGCCGCCGTCCGGTGTTACCGCGTAGTCACTGGCGATGTACAGGTTCAGCCGGCTGGGCAACACGTCGTAGAACTGGAACCAGTCCCGCTTGAACATCAGGCCGGCGGCGCTGCGGCACTGTCCTTCCCAGACGTGCCGGTACAGGTCGGTATTGATGCGCTGCAGCTTCAGCCGCTCTTTCTCCAGTTCCTCCGGGAACCAGGGGTTGTCGCGCCAGTTGATGGTGATCACCAGGGTGTCCGGGTCGTCCATTGCCGCGAGCTGGTGGACATAGTCCTCTGCCTGCTCGGGGTTGTAGGACCACCACAGCTCAGACCCTGGCTTTCGGATAGTGGGGATCAGCACCGTTGCCGACCGCTCACTCACCGAATGGGCCTCCTCAATCCACGCCCCGTCGAATCCCTCATAGGACTTGATCGAGTCGGCCGTGTGTTCCTTTAGGCCTGCAAAGGCAAATTCGCTCTCCGCAGCAGAGGTTCCAGCCTGGCCTTTGATGGCCTGCTGCTGCACGTCGTAGTAGTACCCCAGGTTCAGCGCCTGAATCTGATCTGCCAGCAGCCGCAGGGAGGATTCCTTGATCGACTTCTGCGTCTCGCGGCAGCAAAGCCACCGCGTTGGCTGGATGATCCCGCGCGTGGCCAGCATCCGCGCAATCGACCAAGACTTAGCCGAACCGCGCCCGCCCCGGGCGATCTTGTGGCGGCGCTTCTCGGTCCAGAACGGCAGAATGGCCGCCGGGACGTCCAAGCGCAGGGAGTTCACTGGCTGCCAGGCTCCACGCCATTAACCGTGACGCTCACCACCATGCCGACAGGGCCGCCATTCGGGCCGCTCACTTCCTGCTGGATCTTGTCGCCGTATTTACGCGGCTTGAGCTTGGCGGCAACCCATTTCCTGGCATCGACACGAAGCCGATTGCGGGCCACGGCGGTGGAGTCGAACACCACCACAGCATCCCCCTCACCGTCCATGACAACCCGCGTCTCGCGCTCGTCCGCGATACCAACGATCTCGTCGGCCAGCGTCTCGGCCTGTTCTTCCCTCGCGTGCGCGTACATGTCTCTGAACGTTTCGCGCGAGGCCAGCCACCTGAACACCGTGGACCGCCCCGGCATTGCTTCGTCTGCGCAGATTGCCTTCAGGCTTTGGCCATCCGCAATCCGCTCGCAGATCAGCTCGGCGATCTCGTCGCTGTAGTCGGACGGGCGACCAGTCATCACACCACCTCCAGCAGGCCCAGGCTCACAACCGGGCCGAACTGTTCGGAACGGACGCGGAGCTGGTACAGCCCCGCGTCAAGCTTGTGTCCATTCGGCACGACGAAGGTCACCCGCCCATCGGACTCGCCGGTCCCGGGCCATGCCGCCCGGACGTGGCGTTGACCGTAGGGGACAGCTTCAACCAGCAGATCCATGCCAGATGCATCCAGCGGACCAGACTCATCTCGCAGCCAGCACTGGCAGGTCACGTCGGAACCACGGATTGCCTGATAGGACTGCTGGGCGATGATCATGGCTGATCTCCTTCACGATCCGCCCTCACTTGAGCCTGGAGTCCGCGGACTTGGGCGTCGCACTGGGCAGCGGCGCGAACAATTCGGCCCGCACTACTGCTTCGGTCGTCGGCTCCTGCATCAGGCTGGGCGATACCGGCGCCAAGATCGGACACTCGGCTGGCCTCACAACCTTGCCAGCGCTGCTGCAGCCGGAGATTGCCAGCACGCAGGCCATCAGCGACAGCCAGGCCTTTCGATTCAGCATCTGCCTTCTCCTGCTCGTATTGAGTTGCCACCGCCTCGGCCCGCTTGACCCGCTGCCGCTCGATGGCGGTGATGGCCTTGGCGTTGTCCCGCTCGACTTCGGCCGACACCCTGGCCGTCACCGCGTAGTCCCGCTCCCTCTTGGCGTTGGCCACTGAGCCGCGCTGCCAGATGGCCAGCAGCCCCAAGGCCAGGATCACCACGATGAGGGCGCGGGACAGGATGGACATGTCAGCCCTTTAGGATCTCGATTGCGGCCCGACAGCTCTTGGCCGTCTCGCGGCACAGCGCAGCCTGCTCGGGATCGTTCTCCTTCTCCCAGATCGGCGCGTTGATCTCTGCGGCCTTTGCCGCGACGGTCAGGATCGCGATGGCGTGATCGTGCATGTCAGGTCCCCGGCTTCCGCTGGCTGATGAACTTGGCGATCAGGCCGACGCCCGCGAACACACGGATGAAGGTAGTGATCGTGCCAGGCATGGCTTCGTCCGCCAGCATGCCCAACGCAGCAGCGCCGGCATACAGCCCGTCCGGGCTCGCCAGCAGCACACCCCACAGCCAGGTGGTCCAGTGCTTCAGGGTGTCCTTGATCGGTGCGATGCCCTGAGGCAGCAGGCTGGCTTTGGCCATCTTCGGCGGTTTGGTGATGATCGGGGTCGGGCTGCTCATTTGGTCTCGCGCTCCTTCTGGCGATCAAGCTCTTTGTCGACTTCTTCAGCGAAGCGCGGAGCCAGCATGTAGACGGCCTTTTGGTAGGCCTCTGCCTGCTGGCTTTGGATGTCCATTTGCTGCATCTTGCTGGCCGTCCAGACGGTGCCAACGGCCACAGCCCCAAGCGCAATCCCGATGGCGATGCCGTTCCAGATGGAGCCGGCGCCCTCGATGCGGATGGTGTTGGTACTGCTGTGGCCCGGTTGTTCCTCGCGGTTCTTCAGCGCGGCAACTATCTGACTTAGGTCCCGTTCGATTCCGTCCAATTGCTGGGTCATCAGACTTTCCCGTCTCGAGCTTCTCTGCGCAGGACCATGTCGCGCACCTCAGTAAGTGTGGCGGCGATGGCCTCGATTCGGCGGGTTTGGTCCTTCATGTCCTCTCGGGTGGGCATTTCTGCAGCCACCTTCATCTCAAGCGACGCGACGCGCTTCTCCAGTTCTTTGTGCCTGACTTCTGCCTTCTCGGTTTCCTTGTCTGCACGGGCAGCAATACGTTGCACGTAGAACAAGGCGAGTCCAGCAATCAACGGGGCTACAAAGGTCCACCAGGTCATGACTGGAATACCTCCCGCTCGTCTGCCCGGCGGTTGGCCAGACCCTTCATGACCTTCCCGCCTGCGCGGTTCCAGCGTAGGAACTCAGCCGCGGCGCCGCCGATGTCGCCTGCGTTGAACTTTCGCAGCAACGTGGATTTGGCGAAGGCGCTGGCGCCGATGTTGTAGGCCAAGCTGGTCATGGCCCCGAGCTGGGCGTCAGTCGCCGGTCTCTTCAGCACAGAGCGCACGCCTTTCAGGAATCGGTCCACGTCCAGCGCCAAGCGGTCGTCCGCCTGCGCCTGCGTCCATCGGACGCCCTTCTTGATGCCTGGTCCGGTAGCTCCGTAACCGATCGTCCAAGGGTCACCGCCCGATCCGGGGTCCGGATACGCCTCAAGCCGGCATCCTTCCCACTTTTTGACGAGTGAGACGGCATAGGCAAGGGCAGACACGGGTTTCCTCCGGGCAAAAAAAAGCCCCCGGGGCTCCGGAGGCTTCTATGTCACAGTGCCTGAAATTTATCTTTATAGGAGACACCTGTCAAGCGGCAGATTTCATGATCCCACCTTCCAACAATCCTCTCACGCGATCTTCACCGCGCCGGGCCATTTCCAGGTAGGCCCGCTGGGTCATGACCCTAGCCTTCATGTTGGCAAGCAGCAGGTTGCACGTCTCCCACCGCTCGACCTTCTTCCGGCCCATCCCGCAAAAATAGGCGCGCAGCACCACAGCCATATCCACGTTGGTCCGGGCTATGTGCGCCACGATGTCTTCGATCTTCTGGGCGCGCATATCCGTCTCAAGAGGCTTGAACCCCTGAACGCGGCCCGGCATCTCGCCTTGGTGCTCGATCAGCACCGCAAGCAGGTTCTTTGATTGATGCCCGAGGTACTCGCAGTCTCGGTGCAGAGCGAATTCGTTGCCCCAATGGTCCAGCTCCGCGCGGACGTATACCCCGAAGGTGTCGATGTTCATGGTCTACCCCTGTGAATTGGACTTCTTCCTGCGGTGGATCTCGCGGCGCATCATCTGCGCCTCGGCCTTGAATGCGCGGGCTTCGTGCAGCACCTCGCGCATGTCGTAGCCCTGCCGGTGAAGGCTGAACACCAAGTCGGACAGGGCATGGTCGAGCCTGGCGACGACTTCCAGCTCTGGGGTGGTGTACTGGCTGAAGGCAGGGTTCATTGCTCCGGCCCTCCGGTGATCCTGACCACCACCTGGCCGCCCTTGCGCACCTCCGTGCTGACCATCGGGTGGCTGATGAAGCGCTTGTCGTCTATGCCCAGCGCGTCGGCGATGCCGTCCCGGTAGGGCTTGAACCGGGCGAGCATGTTGTCGTCGTCGGGTAGGCGCCTGGTTGGCGGATGGAAGGTCACATGCAGGTGAAGTCGCCCCTCCGGCAGTGCCCAACCCCTGCACCCGGACTCCAGCGCAGTGACGGCGCCGAGGTGCCGCGCCAGCCGGGCAGCGCCCGACCGCTTCGACCAGTGCACACGGGCGTTGGGCGATAGCCGCTTGTCCGGCCACGGTAGGATCAGCTCGTTCATGCTGCCACCCCGATGCCCAGCATCTGGTCCTGCCGGGCTATCAGCTCGGAGTCACTGCCAAAGGCTGCGTGGAATGGCTTACTACCCTCGGCGAGGCTAGGGCCGTAGTGGTCCCGCATCTCTTGGTGAGTGCAGCCAAACCCAACGATTCCACGGTGGTGCCAGCCGCACAGCCCGATGCCAGACATGTGTCCAATGCGACGGCCTCCGCTGAGCAGGTGGTGGTAATCGCAGCCAGGGAACACGGTGAAATGCCAAGGGGCGCTGGGCTGCTCGCTGCGGATCACGCAGGCCACGCACAGGCCTTCCTTGCAGGCCACGATACGGGCAGCCTCGGAAGCCGTAGGGGTGCTGGTTCTGCGGCCGCGCTTCACGGCTTCACCTCCGGGCGAGCGGCGAGCATTTCATCGTGTACCTGCTGAGTAACCGACCCAACGCCATGACATGTCGGGCAGACGTACATGGCCCCATGTTTCACCGGCACCAGCACGTAGCCCTCGGGCGGCGTGAGGGCGGCGATGATGGCGCGGATAGCAGAGGAGTCATCCTCTTCACCCGAAGCAACAGCATCAGCCAGTGTCATCAGGCCCTTGGCGCGCAACTCCGCCGCCAACAGCTCCCGCGCCCTCTTCTCGATATCGCTCATGCCGCCCTCCCCATCTGCTCAGGGAACTGGAGCCAGACCCGGCCGGCGAAGTGCTGCTGCATCGCCTCCAGGTAGGCCGAGAGCTGCTTCACGTTCATGCGCGAGGTGACGGGCAGCATGTCCATCGCCAGCAGCTTCTGCTCGTAGCTGAGGCTGCGCCTGATGGCTCCGTCATAGACTGCCCGAAACTCCTCGTCCTCAGCGCGAAGGATCGGCACCCCGAAGTGGAGCTTGCAGAACCGCTTGACGCCCAGAGCCGAGTCCTCGCGCAGCTCCCGGGCGACCTGCTCGTACCACGCGTGGGAAATGGCGTTCTGGTCAAGGCTGCGGCTCTTTCCTTCCTTGATCGTAATGGTCACGAAGCGGTGCTGCCTGTAATGCTCTCGCAGCTCGCCGATGGCTGCCTGCAGGGAGGTGTCGCTGTTGATGGTTAGCTTCATGTCCACTCCTTCGGGCGAACCGTCACCCAGAAAACCCAGCTTCCGATGACCGCTCCCCACTGGGGTGCGTCATAGAAAAAACGAAGGGCAAGATAGGAACCAAACATCGATGCCACTGCGAATAAGGTCCGCTTCACGGCTACACCTCCGGCGGAGCGGGCAGCGGCTGCCAGTGGGTTGGATCAGGCTGCATGCCGCCGTCCCAGTCGAGCCAGCCGTCGTAGCCATCGCTTTCTTCTTGACCGATGTAGCGGCCATCCAGATCACGGTACTCGGTAGTGCCGCCCTCCTCGAAGTACCAGTGCCCCTCAGCCACATCTTTTCCGTTGGTTAGAAGGATCGCCGTCCCATCCCTCGGCGCCGACTCGATGGGCAGCCACTGCGGGGCGCGGGTGCGCCAGTAGCACACGTCGCACAGGTCTTGGTCGGCTTCGTCACGTCCGTGATGCGACGGGTTGATGGCGTAGCTAGGGCAGATTCGACACCGGCTCACGGCTTCACCTCCCCGGTGAGGTCGGCGCGGGCCTGCCATGCTTTCCACATCAAGTAGCACTCGCGGCTACCGAGCGGATTGGCCACATAGTCAAACGCACTTACTACGTACCAATCCTCAAATGCACGCCGCTCGTCGGCCTTCCCCGCCGTAGTGCTGGTGTCGATCTGTTCGAGTTTCATGACTTAGCGCTCCTCTTCCATCCGAACCCGCTGGAAAAACTCACCTCGCTACGCTTACGAAGAGCCTGCAGTCGCCGGTCGATCTGCCGATACAGCTTTCCGTCATTAATTCCGATCTGCGCCCCAATGCAGGCCTGAATCTGATGAAACTTGAGGGTTCGGCGTGTAAGCAGCTCCAAAAGGACCGCGTCCAATTCATCATTAGTCACTTCAAACCTCCAGAATTCCGCACCGAGTTAAGGATTTCCGCCGCTTCCGCCTTCCTCTTGATCTCGCTATCTCGCTTGTCCCAGCCGGCCTGCCACTCCTTGCGCAGCTCGTGACCGTCCGGACCCATTTCGTAGAGCGGGACGCTGTCCCTGCCCTTCCCTGCGTCGCGCATCCATCTGCCGGCCTGGTGCGCTGCGTGCGCCTGCTGTGACGTCACCACTTGTCACCTCCGACGTCACAGAAACGCATCGTCTGGTCGAGGAAGCGCACCTTCTTGAACCCAGTCGGCCCGTGCCGGTTCTTCTCGATCAACACCTCGGCCATGCCCTTGTCCGGCGAATCGCGGTTGTAGACCTCGTCCCGATAGAGCATCAGGATCTGGTCGGCCTCGCGGGTCAGCTCGTCGCTGTTGGCCAGATCGCCGGCATTGGGCCGCTTGTCGCCCTGACGCTGGTCAACCGTCTTGACCACCTGGGCCAGAGCGATGACCGGAATCCGCAGGTCTCGGGCGAGGTTCTTCATGCCCCTGGCAACCTGGGAGACCTCGGTGACGCGGTCGGCGCGCGGGACGCTGATGCGCTGGGCGTAGTCGATGAAAAGGCAGCCGATGCCGTGGGTGTGCTTCCACTTCCGGGCGATGCCCACCAGTTCGTCCAGCGTCACCGCCGACCGATCGTAGATCCACATATCGCGGCCGATGCCATCGGCCATGCCGGCCTGCAGGCGGGTCCAGTCCTCATCCTCAAACTGGCCGGAGCGCAGCTTAGAGGCTGCCACCGACGACACCAGCGACAGTCGGCGCAGGGCGAGCTGTACGGCTGGCTGCTCGGCGCTGATGACGCCCGGCCGCTTGCCGGCGTTCGCCGCGGCTTCGATCAGGCCGCCGAGAAACGCCGTCTTGCCCATAGCAGGACGGCCGCCGATGATCGTCAGATCGCTGTCGTGCCAGCCGCCCAGGATCTCGTCCAGGGCCTGCAGGCCAGTTGGGATGCCAGGCAGCTTCCCGCCGTTGGCATGGGACCGCTCAACCTCGCGCCACGCCTGCTGCAGGGCCTGCTTGCCGGTGTACTCACACGCGCTGACGGTGGCATTGAGCGCCAGCAGACGGCCCGCGGCAACGTCCACCGCATCGGCTTCGCCAGCACGAGCCGCGGAGACCAGCTCAAGCCCCACCTGCACGGCCTCACGACGGCGCCAGTTCTCGCGGACCAGCTCGGCATAGGCCACCACCGCCGAAGACCCCGGGACGTTGCTGGCCAAGTTCACCGCGAAGTTGAAGTCGTCCGGCGAGGCTTCGCCGATAGTCACCGAATCAGCCGGCTCGCCAGCCAGCACCCGGTCACGGATCAGGCCGAAGACCCTGGCCCGCTGAGGCGAGGTGAAGTGGTCGGCGCTCACCAGAGGCGCGACGTCGTGGAACCGCATGTTGTCGAGCAGCAGGCCGCCGATCACGGCCTCTTCAGCGAAGGCTGGGGTCACGTTGCTCACAGGGCCTTCCTCCCGCCGCCAGCGGCCTGCAGGGGCAGCGCGGTGCCCATCGGCGCCCGTTCGGCGCTACGGCGCACCCAGTTCCGCCACGTCGCCGTCCAGTCAGCCTTGCGCCCGTCTTTGCCAGCCTTGGCCGCCCAGTAGTCACGGAACTTCTCGACCTCCGCCGAAATGTTCAGCCCGGGGCAGTTCTGCGCCGTCCATGCCCGGAGCAAGTCGTCAGGCTGCCAATCGGCGGGCAGGCGGGAGCCGGTCGGCGACCGCGATGCCACCGGAGCGGCGGAAGCGGGATTCCCCGTTTCCGTTTCCGGCGACGCACTGCTCTTCTCTTCTCTTTTCTCTTCTTCTCTCTTCTCTTCTAGGACGTCACACTCCGTCACATGTGACGTCACACCCTTCTCGCGTTTCCTCTCACGATAGGTGCGAGTCCTTGCTGCGCTTGAGTCAGAGGGGGATTGGCGCTTCTCCCAGTTGAGGGCATTCCAGGACTGGTCGATGAATCCCTTGCGCACGAACAGCGCCTTGGTCTCGGCCAACTCCTCCGGCGTGATGCGCATATGGAATGCGATCTCATCGTCACTCAGCGTCACTGTGACGTCACTGCAACGCATGCAGAACACCATCAGCAAACGGCGCTGCATCGCCTCGCTCATCATCTGCACCTTGGCGTCAGTGGCGAACTCTGCATACATGCGGAACCAGGGGTTGGCCATTACACAGCTCCCAGCAGGTCAGGCTGCGGCGAGGAACTGCGCCGGGCTTCCGCCCTCGCCTGCTCGCACGCGCACCGGGAGAGATGCTCGGCCCGCTCCGAATCGCTGAGTGGCGGGGACTGCTCGGCCACCTGCACGCATTGCTGCAGGCGCTTGATGGTCTCGTTGCGGTTCATGCTGCCTCATCAGGTCAGCCAGACGATCCACCTCGCACAGCCCCTCCAGGGCCGACTGCAGGGCGATGAACTGGCGCAAGAGGTTGGAGCCGGTCGCCGCGCAGAGCGGCCCGATCAGCTTCTCAGGGATGGGTCGGACACCGTTTTGCATCCGGGAGACATAGGACTTTGACTTGCCAATGCAGGCAGCCACGTATTCCAGCTTGTGGTGGCCGGCGCGAATCGAGACGGCCAAGGCCTGTGCCTCAGACTCGATCTGTCGAACGACCTGTACAGGGGCGTCCTTAGGCGCGTTGTGCACGCCCCAGGCCAGCCGCAATTCCGTTTGGTTTCCAGTGGTTGCCATGTGTTGCCTATCGTTGCCAAACCCTTTCGGGCGGAATAAAGGCCCAACCCCGAAGGATTGAGCCGATGGAAGAAATTCAGATCAGGTGCGAGGCGGCCATGTCAGGCGGCCTTCTTGCGACGCGACACGCTGGCCGGCTTGAACAGGTCGGGCCGCTTCTGGGCCGCCCTCCAGCACCACGCGTCTGGGAGTTGGTCCTCGTCTCGGCGGCCGGTCATCGACTGGCGCGGGAGGCCGAGGAAGCGGGCGAACTCGGCGTTCGTTTCGATGCCGAGGGCGGTCTTTGCTTGGGCCAAGGTCGGGTTCATGGCGACAGTAAATCATTGGTTACCTGCATTAGTCAACCATGATTTCCACGTTTCCGTCAATCATCCGTTACATGAGCATTGGCACCCGACTACAAGAGCTGCGGAAAGCATCTCAGCTAACCCAGCAGCAGATGGCAGATATCGTGGGGACCACGAAGCAGTATGTTGGCCGGCTAGAAAAGGGGCTGAACCAGAATCCCAACGGGGTGTTCCTGACTGGCTGGGCGCGCCACTTCATGGTGAACCCCAGGTGGCTTTCCTCAGGAGAAGGCCCCCGTTCTGTGACAGACCGCGTGCCGTCTCAATCGGCGCGACCCGACTTCGGCAAGCTTGCTGCGTCGGTTCTTCTACTTCGCCACTACCTGGACTTCACGGGCGACCCGCCCGATTGGATAAGCGACGAAGTTCTATTGGAAACCGCCTTCCAAGTGGTCGAAGAGTTCGGCGCAGAGGTTTGCTCCGACAACGTTTTCGATCTGACAAAGGTTCTGGCAAAGAAAATCAGGGGTGGAGCGGATGCACAAGGACAGCAGGTTCGAGGAACTCGCGCAGCGGCTAGCGGCTAGAACGGCCGCTCTTCGGGGAGAGTCTGTGCAGGAACGCCCTGCCCTACGGATCGTTCCACCGCCCCCTGACCCTGGCATGGATTTCATCCTGCGAGAGTCCCATTGCCGGATGATCCGACACTTCCGGCGCCGCTGGGGCCACCCGATGCAATTAGTAATAGATCAAGCTTGCTTTGGATACACAGGAATCGAGCAGCTCCCCGACAATGAACTGATCCAGTTGCACAAGGATCTAGAGCGTGCCGAGGACTGTATGCGCGATGGCGTTTCCTTCGAGGACGCTGGTCTGCTTCGCTCTAGATATGGATGAGGTGAACATGGAATTGTGGATGTGGATAGGCGGCGCTCTTCTGGTTCTCGCTAACTTGGAAGCATGGAACGCACGACAGGCCGCACGAAAAGCGGCCAACGAGGCGGCGGCCGCGAGGGTTGAGTTGGGGGTACTACGCGACTACCTGAGCCACCGACTTGATGGGATCGAGGCTGGCTTGGACGAAATCGAAGAGGTCGTTACGGCGCGAGAACTGGGCGACGTGGACCCATCCGAAGCCCCTTAATATGAACGTCTATTGACTCGTTCATATTTCTTTTGCCTGTTGAGTAACTTTTTGTTGACTGTTCACGGTAACCGATGGTTTACTTGTCACATCGCCCCAAGACACCCTCAACCGAGGCGGGGCCAGGAGACGAGTCATGGATATCGCGTTCGTCATCGTTGTGACCTTGGCCGGGGTGGCCGCCATCGGCGGGCTGATCCTGCTGGCCGTCCGGGTCAAGGGCGTCAAGGATCTGGCCGCCGGCCAGCCTGACCGCGAGGCCGCCTTCCTCGCTACCGAAATGGCCGCCAGCTACGACGCTGCTCGCCATGTACGCGACCGGGAGGCCTGAGTCATGGCCGACTGGAACATCTCCCGCAACGACAGCGAAGCCGAGCGCGCCGACTCCGAGCGCGCCGAGTGGATCGCCGAGCGGGCTGCCGTGCTTGAGGCTGAGTACGCGGCCGACCCGAAGAAGGTTGAAGAGGCGGTTGCGGACTTCTTCCTTGCTGATGAGGGGTCGCTGGTCACGAATCTGACCACGTTCTTCTTGGAATTCAGGCCTCCCTACTCCGCATTCGCACTCCACGACCAGATCAAACAGCAAATCGCTCCAATCCTGCGCGAGTACGCCGAGGACGCCGCGACCGCCGAGCGCAACCAGATCGAAGCAGCGGACGAAACCGACCGCCACGAACAGAGGGACGCCGCATGAACGCAGTGATCTACGACTTCCGCGAGTTCCAGACGGTCCGCGACAGCCTGCGGGCTACTGGCCTCAGCCCTGCCCCGCTTTTCGCCAAGCTGCGCGCTGCTCAGCGCCAGGGTGATCGCGGCCTGTCCGTGGTCGCAGCCGCTCAGAAGATGAAGCGCCAGTTCCGTGACGAGTTCACGGGCGGGGATGCGGCATGAGCGCCCCTGTCGATGTGCTGGCGGTGATGGATCGTGAGGCAAAGATTGCCCGCCACTACCGCATTGAGTCCGGGGCACACAAAGTGGCCGAGGACGCATCAGCAGATGCTGCTGCAGCCCGCGCCGCAGTCGCCGAGCTGATCGAGGCCTGCGAATCCCTGAGCGGTGACCCGCACGCCGAGGACTTGGCAGCGCTTGCCTCCGCCCTCGCGCGCGTCAAGGGCGGTGCCGCATGACCGCCGCCGACCGCGCCGCGCACCGCTACGCCATCGGCCACATGGCCGCCTACTTCCTCGCGTTCTGCCTGGGAGTTCTCTTCACCGTTATCTGCCAAGGAGCGCTCACGTGAGCCTGTACAACATGCTGTTCGGAAGGAATCGGCAGACTTCGCTGCTGCTGGCTGTGATCGGCCTGCGTGAGAACGACGTTGAGCGGCTGCGTGATGTTTCGGTCGCCGATGACGGCAAGATCGAGATCTACACGCGGACCGGCGGGGGCAACCGCGAGGACTACCCGAATCTGATCATGCGCCGTGCGCCCGGCTGGGCTGGCAGTGTAGATGACGAATTCGACTGCACCTACTGCACGGACACTTTCGAGGTCCCGACGGAGTGGGCTGCTGATGTTGCTGGCCTCAGCGATGTCCTGATCTATGGGCTGCGTGCTGCCTTCGTCCAGCACCTGGCGAAGACCCTTCGGCGAGAGCCGACCGAGGATGACCTGCGGGCAAGCGCCTTCGAGTCGGAGAAAGGGAAGCTCGCCGCGACCGCACACATCAAAGCGAATGGACACACCTTTGTTCCGCTGTCGGACCCGGCGATGGAGGTGGCGTTGAAGCTGGCGGAAGCCAACGGGGGCCAGCTGCTCAGTTGCTGGGGAATCATGCCCTTGGCACTCGATGTGCGTCAGAACCACGTCCCCTTCCCGAACGCCGTTGACCCGAAGGTCAAGACATCGCTGACCAGGGCCGAGATCGGCTACAGCTTCAAATGGGAGATCGACACCGATTATTGGGCGCACTGCGTCGAGCGCTTCTCGGCGGACTACCCGCTGACGATGGCGAAGATCGGTGAGTCCGTCGATAGCCATCTGGCACGGCAGACCCGGTGATGCCCGACACCGACTTCATCCGCGCGATGCAGCAGGGCCTGCCGCCGATTGCGCCTCCGGCCACGCCCGGCCTGTCCGTCACCGAGTACCGCATGGACGGCGTGCTGCTGGGCAACGCGGACATCGAGATGAACAACCACGAGGCAGTCCACGGGATCTGCGCACAGGGAGAGAGCGATGACCAGTAAGCACACGCCGGGGCCGTGGGTTGTGCATGACCACCCCACATGTCCGTACAAGTACGGGCATCACGTAACAACCGCAGACGCTCTGACGGTATGCAGCGTGACCTATCAGCTGCCCGTCAGAACGCCGCACGGCGTTGAGGAGGCCACACGCGTGGCTAACGCCCGCCTGATCGCCGCCGCGCCGGAACTGCTGGAAGTGATCCGCATCTGCCTCGACGCCGAGCTGGCCCGCAAGAAGAAGCTGCTGCCCGGCGCACCGGCCACCACCTACACGCAGGCGCGCATCGACCGCATCAACGCAGTCCTGACCAAGGTGGACGCCTGATGCGCCTCCTGACCGCCACCGCGTGATCCCCCGCTGCCCGCTCCCCACGGGCAGCCCCACCCGCGCCGGCCGGGTTCCCCAATGCCGGCACCTATTCAACCCGGAGAACACCATGGACCTCAATCTCGAATCGCTCGGTTTCACCAAAGAAGAGCTGCAGGAGCGCGTCATCGCGCGCATCTGCACGCAGCTGCTGGATGGCGTCGGCTATGACGAAGACGACAACGAGTTCACCACTGCCAGCCAGTTCCACCGCCAGATGCGGACCAGCATCAAGGAAAAGATCGAAGCCACGATCAACGCCATCGCCGAGCGCGAGGTGCTCCCCAACGTCGCCTCCTACATCGAGAACCTGACCTTGCAGGAAACCAACCGCTGGGGCGAGAAGACCGGCGAGAAGGTGACCTTCATCGAATACCTGACCCGCAGGGCGGAAGCCTACATGCAGGAGAAGGTCAACTTCGACGGCAAGTCGAAGGAAGAGAACGGCAATGGCTACAGCTGGTCCGGCACGCAGACCCGTATCACGCATCTGGTGCACCAGCACCTGCATTACAGCATCGAGAACGCCATGAAGGATGCGATGAAGATCGCGAACAGCGCCATCGCTACCGGCATCCAGGAAACCGTGAAGACCAAGCTGGCAGAGATCTCGACCACGCTGAAGGTCGGCGTCACCTCGAAGTAATCCACCGCAGGGATGCGACCGCTCGCCCGGCAGCGGCTCCGAAAGCCGGGCACCTCATTTCATGTAGAGAAAATTCCCGATGAACCAGATTGCCACCACCACAGTCGATGCGCAGCAGCTGGCGCCGACTCATGCGGCAGCCGCGCCGGACTCGATGCTGGCAATGATCGAGCGCGTGGCCACCGACCCCAACGCCGATATCGACAAGATGGAGCGCCTGCTGCAGATGCACGAGCGCCTGCTGGACCGCGAGTCCGCAGCGGCCTACACCTCTGCCCTGGCCGGAATGCAGCCCAAGCTTCCGTCGATCAAGGAGCGCGGCGCGATCAAGGACCGCTCCGGCAACGTGCAGAGCACCTACGCGCTGTGGGAGGACATCAACGCGGCGATCAAGCCGGTGCTGCAGGAATTCGGTTTTGCCCTCTCCTTCCGCACGCTGACCGAGGACAACATGGTCCGGGTGACCGGTGTCCTGGCGCACAAGAACGGCCACAGCGAGCAGACCGAGATCCTGCTGCCGGCGGACACCAGCGGATCCAAGAACAGCGTGCAGTCGGTTGGGTCCAGCGTCAGCTACGGCAAACGCTACGCCGCCGGCGCGCTGCTGAACCTGACCACCCACGGCGAGGACGACGACGGTCTGCTGGGCGGGACCAAGCTGGACGACAAGGCGGTCAACTGGATTGACGTCGCCAACGAGCTGGAACACCCCAAGCAGTACCAGGACAAGCGCGCCGAGCTGCTCAAGGACTACGGCGGCGCCGCCAACCTGCCGGCGGACGTGCGCAACGCCTTCAACCGGGCCAAGGCCCGCGTGACCCCCAAGGACTGAGCCATGCGCATTCTGGACGTCGAGCAGGGTTCGGTGGAGTGGTATGCGGCGCGCAAGGGCGTGCCGACCGCCAGCGAGTTCAGCAGCATCATCACCCCGAAGCGCGGCGAGTACGCCACCGCGGCCGACACCTATATCAACCAGCTGATCGATGAGCTGATGCGGCCCGAGGCTGGCGAGTCGTTCGGCGGAAATCGGCACACCCTGCGCGGCAAGGAGCTGGAACCCGAGGCGCGCGAGTACTACGCCTTCGAACAGGACGTGGTGCCGCAGCAGGTCGGTTTCATCCTCAACGACGCCGGAACGCTGGGCTGCAGCCCGGACAGCATGATCGGCAAGCCCGGCGGCCTGGAGATCAAGTGCCCGGACGGCCCCACCCACGTGAAGTGGCTGCGCGCCGGCGGCCTCCCCGACGAACACAAGCCCCAGGTGCACGGCTCTTTGATCATCACCGGTCGCGAGTGGTGGGACTTCCTTTCCTTCTGCCCCGGGTATGAGCCGCTGCTGGTGCGCGTTACCCCGGACGGATTCACCGAAAAGCTGCAGGCCCACCTGGACCGGTTCCTTACCGAGTACCACGCGGCCCGCGCCAAGTTCATCAAGGAAGCAGCATGAGCGAGAAGAAATTCATTGACGGCCTGATCGTCAAGCCGCCGCGTGACGGCGCGCCTGACTACGTGATCTGCAAGCTGTCCATCAAGCGCCAGGCGCTGATCGCATGGCTCCAGCAGCAGGAAGGCGAGTGGATCAACGCGGACGTGAAGGAGTCGCAGGGCGGGAAGCTGTATGCCGCCGTGGACGACTGGAAGCCGAACGGCCAGCGTGGTGGTGGTCAGCAGCAGCGGAGCGCAGGGCGCCAGCAGTCCCAACCGCCGATGATCCGCGAACAGTCGCCGCCTGCTGACGACTTCGCCGACGACGACATTCCGTTCTAAGGCCGCCAGATGAAGACCTGCCAGAAGTGTTCCTGCCGCCTTCCGCTGCGTAAGTTCCCGCTGGTGAACGGCAAGCCGCAGGCCCAGTGCAGCCCGTGCCTCAACACCGCCCGCCGCCTTCGCGATCCGCTGCCTGAGCTGGGGCGGGATGCCCGGGAGGTCCGGATCAACAACACCTTCAACCTGTGGCACGGGCCGGTGAGCCGCGTGCTACTGCGGAGCCACGCATGAGCTGGAAAACCATCGACACAGCACCGCTGGACGAGGTCGTCATGACCAAAATCGACGACACCAGTGGCGTTCGCAACGAACAGCGCCTGATCCAGAAGCAGCGCGGTCCGGAGTACCGCCCGATGTGGTGGTTCGCCGACATGAGCATGTACGTCTACTACCAGCCGACGCACTGGAAGCCGGTCGAGGTGCAGCCGTGACCAGCATTCACGCACAGACCGTGTTCGACGCCGCCACCGCGCGCCAGAAGGCAGTCGAGGCCGAGCAGCTCGCCGCAGACGTGGCCGCTTTCAAGAAGGCCGGCGGCAAGGTCCAGGTGCTGGGCAACACGCCCATCGACCGGGCCGGCATCAGCCGCCGGCAGGTGATCGAGGGCGGTGCGGATCGGCGCAAGGCCGCGAAGGGAGGGAAGGCATGAGCCGCGAGCGCCCCATCCTGTTCAACGGCGCGATGGTGCGCGCCATCCTGTCGGGCGAGAAGACGCAGACCCGGCGCGCACTCAGGCCGCAGCCCTACATCGACGCCAACGGCAACTTCTGCTGGAACGGCAGCAACTTCGGGCAGGACACAGCCGGCGTTCCGCTGGCTCGCACTCTCGCATCACAGATCCCGAGCTCCCGAAATGGCCGCGTTTTCTGCCCCTTCGGCCAGCCTGGCGACCGGCTGTGGGTGCGGGAGAGCTGGCAGTTCGAGATCAATGCTATGGGATCGGCGCGCGAAGAGGACGGCCCGTTCGTCTACGCGGCCGATACCTACCAGACCGGCCGGCGCATCGAGGAACGCTGGCGCCCCAGCATCCACATGCCGCGCTGGGCCTGCCGCCTGGTGCTGGAGATCACCGCCGTCCGCGTGGAGCGGTTGCAGGCGATCAGCGAGGCGGATGCGAAGGCAGAGGGCGTGCAGCCGGACCAGGTCCGAATGATCAATCTGTTCGGCTGCACAGGCGAAGAGCGCGCGGACGCTTATCGCCGGGCAGCGGCTCGACCCTTCCGCGAGCTGTGGACCAGCACCGGCGGCGACTGGGACAGCAACCCTTGGGTGTGGGTCATCGAGTTCAAGAAGGTGACGCCATGAGCCACCCTATCACCCGCCGCCCGCCGAAGCGTAACGGCGGCTTCAGCTGGGGCCGCTTCCCGATGGGCGACACCGGGATCGTCTGCTACCGCCTGTTCCGCCGCGACCTGACCGGCGCGGTGCACATCCAATCCCTGCACTTCTACCCGCAGGACAACCGCCGCGCCGTCGCCCTCGCCCTGCGCGAGGCGTGCCACCGGCTGCGCGACTGCGTGGACGAAATCGACCTTGCCGCACTGGGAGTGACCGCATGAACACCGAACACATCGAGAAGTTCGTCAACGCCATCGCCTGCGACCTGGAGGAAGGCGGGTTCCGGCAGGTCAGCGGCACCACGCTGCGCCGGAGCCTGACCGAGGCCGTGAGCGCGGCGCTGCCGCTGCTGGCCGATACCGGAATCCCGGCATCGCAGCCCGCAGAGCTGTCTTTTGACGTGGAAGCAATGCTGACCGCCTGCGTGCCGGGCGGGAACATCGTTGACCCCCAGGTGGTGGCCGACAACATCCGCGCATGGTTCGCCGACTGGAAGCCTGCAGAGTTGGCCGAGCAGCAGGGGGTGGAGGGAACCGGTCACTCGACTGAGGACAACTACCAGCACTTCCTCTCCTACAGCGGATTGGACGGCGACGACCTGCTGCGCTATGCCTACTACCACGGGGCTGACGTTGGCCTGGAACGACCCGCCCTCGCCACAACTGGCAAGCAGCAGCCGTCCACGTTCGACGGTGGTGGCGAGTATTACGCCGACCAGCACGGCGATGGCGCGTGGGCTACGTACCTGCGCAACGGCAAGGGCTGGGTCTATAACTTCGGCCAGGGCAACGATGCGGAGGTCCGCGCCAAGTCTGTTGTCCGTGAGCTGAATCGGCAGGTAGCTGCGATCACCGAGCGCATGCAGGTTGCCGAGGTGCAGGATCGCTATCATCCGGCACAGCGAATGGCCTACATCGAAGGGCGCATTGAGCCTTCGGCCCGAGAGTTGGAGGGCATGCACGAAGAGCAGGTTGGCGAGGTGCAGGGGGATTCAATCCTGCGCGCCGCTGTTGCGCCGCCGCGCAGGTTCGATCGTGTTGCCGCAGAGGCGGAATTGTCTGCCCTCGCCGCCCGCCAGCCGCACGGTGAAGAGTCGTGCGGAGACGCCGACACTGAATTGCAGTTCTATCGTGAGGAAGTTTTGAATCTGCCAAACATCCTCATCGGTGCTGGTGTGTTCAGTGTTGACCATGATGGCGACTACAAGGCGGCATGGGCAAATATCATTGCGGGAATCGAACGACTCGCCGCCCGTCATCAGGTGGAGACGGAAGAAAACGTTGCCGCCGATACCTACTGGACAGTGGCCGAAATGATCGAACCCTATGTGCGGCGCGAGGGATTGAACCCGGACGGGGCGCTCCCTGCATCGGTACACGATTCGGTTGCAATCCTGCTGGAACACTGGGTCAAGACCCGCCAGCCGGTGGAGCAGGTGCCGGTCGGCGAGGTGTATCAGGGGAGCGCCCGTCTGCCACAGGCACGTCTGTCGAAGCCGTTGCCGATTGGGTCGCTGCTCTATGCCGCACCGCCCGCGCAGGGCATCGACCTGGGGCCCGGCGTCCGCGCGATCGCCGATGAGCGCCAACGGCAGGTTGACGCCGAAGGCTACAACGCCGAGAACGACGCGGACTACAAGGCCGGCGAGCTGGCGAACGCGGCGTTGGCCTATGTCGAGGTGGCGGCGATGGACTTGGCCGCCGGCGGGCGCTCTCACATCGCGATGCGGGCGCCGCCGGCGTGCTGGCCGTGGCACCGCCTCTGGTGGAAACCGCGCGATGCGCGCCGCGACCTGGTCCGCGCAGGAGCGCTGATCGCCGCCCAGTTGGACGTGATCGATAGCGCGAGCGATGCAGCGCCGGGGGTGGAGTGATGGCTGAGATCTTCCTTTCCTGGGCAACCCGATACCTGATCCTCGGCGCGCTGCTGGTCGTCGGCGCCATCGTCCTGTCCCTGATCGTCATGGCCTGCCGCGCGGTGCGCTGGTGCTGGCGCTGCGTGGCAAGGGTGGTGACGCATGGCTGAGCTGCTGCACGACCACCGCGTCACCGGCCGCGAGCTGGCCAGCCTGTCCGGCGTCGACCTCGCGCGCGCGCGGCCGGCGACGGTGCGCACCTGGGAGGCGCGCGGCCTCGCCCTGCAGGCGCTGGCTCGGGGCGATATGGCAGAGGCAGAGAGGATCATGACCCATGCAGGCGGTGCGGGATGAGCGCCCTGCTATTCCCCCGCGAGCCCCGCCGCATGAAGCAGCCGGCCAAGGACGTGCTGCGCGAGCAGCTGTCGACCGCGGCCGATCGGATCATCGAGCTGGCCGCCGAGAACCAGCGCCTGCGGGACGCCGCGCACCAGGTCACGGAGCAGCTGCGCGCTGCCTTGGCCACGAACTGACCGGAGAGAACAAACATGGCCAGACAGAACAACGAGGCCACCACCACGGCGGTGTGCCTGTCACGCGAGGAGATGAGGGACCTGTGCGGAACGCCCTATGCGACCAAGCAGATGGAGTTCCTGATCCTCAACGGGATCGCGCACTACAAGGGCCTGGACGGCCGGCCGCGCGTACTGTGGGCGACGCTGGAAGGTGCGCCGGACAGCGCGGTTGCGGCGGCCGTCGCTGTCGCAGGATGGAAGCCGAACAAGGTGGCATGACGATGGGCAGAAAACCGAAGAAGGCCGGGGCGATCCCCCGGCTGCGTCAGCGCAAGCAGAAGTCGGGCGTGGTGCACTACTACTACGACCTGGGCGGCAAGCCGCGCAAGGAAATGCCGCTGGGCAGCGACTACGCGCTGGCGATCAAGAAGTGGGCGGAGCTGGAGGGCGGCCGCAAGGCTCAGGCCGTGGCCGTCCTGACCTTCCGCATGGTGAGCGACTCCTACCGCCGCGAGGTGATCATCACCAAGGCCGCGCGCACCCAGGAGGACAACCGCCGCGAGCTGGACAAGCTGCTGGGATTCTTCGATGACCCGCCCTGCCCTCTGGAAGCGATCACCCCGCTGCGGGTGCGGCAGTACCTGACGTGGCGGACGCGCGGCGGCACCGGCATGGTGCGTGCCAACCGCGAAAAGGCCCTGCTCTCGCACATCTGGAACTTCGCGCGCGACAAGGGCTACACGGCGCTGCCAAACCCCTGCGCCGGCATCAAGGGCTTCAAGGAGACCGGCCGGGACGCCTACATCGAGGATGACCAGTACCAGGCTATCCGTGCCGCGGCAGACACGGTGGTGCAGGACGCGATGGACCTGGCCTACCTGATCGGCCAGCGGCCGGCGGACGTTCTGAGCCTGACCGAGATGGACGTGCGCGACGGGGTGGTCAACATCAAGCAGGGGAAGACGAAGGCCAAGCTGCGCATCGCGGTCGAGGGTGAGCTGGCGGTTCTGCTGGAGCGCCTGCGCGCGCGGAAGGCCGGCCAGGCCGTGCACAGCACCTACCTGATCGTCAGCGAGCGCGGTGAGCCGGTCAGCGTCACTGCAATGTCCAGACGCTGGGCCAAGGCGTGCGCGGCGGCCGGCATCGAGGGCCTGCAGTTCCGCGACCTGCGCGCGAAGGCGGCCACAGACAAGGCCGATTCGGCCGGCGACATCCGCGAGGCGCAGCGGCAGTTGGGCCACACGACGGTGGCGATGACCGAGCATTACACGCGGCAGCGGCGCGGGCAGAAGACCACGCCGACCCGGTAGGAAATCGCTCCGCAACGGAAATTGGAGCCTTGTGCCGCAACGGCTACAAGGTCCCAAAAACTGACCGATTGCGGAGTGGAAATCAGGACGAAACCCTAGTGCCGCAACGATTCTAGCTAGGACTCAAAATCCGCCGCCCTTAAAAGCGTGTGGGTTCGAGTCCCACCTTCGGCACCAATGGAACGATACGCTCCGCAATCATCGGAGATGAAACCCCGCTTTGGCGGGGTTTTTCGTTTACGCCAGTCGACCCATGCAGCGGTGGCTGGGTGCACCCGGCAGCGCTGGACCCTGCTCTGGCGCGCACTTCGGCCGGCCCTGCGCCGGCACGATCTCACGCCAGGCGATGGCCAGCGCGCAGTCGTTCGGCCAGCGCCAGCATGGCCGCCCACATCCATCCCTGTTGCAACCGCGTACGCCCGTCCGTTGGATGCAGGCGTATCCCAGAGCCACGCGCAAGGGTGCAGCCGGTGCCGCCGCCCATCGCGCCTGCGCTCACACCAGGCGCAGTACCGGCTGGGCGCACTGCATTGCCTGTCGCTGCGTCTGCGCCACTGCCGCATCCACTCGGAATCCGGCCACGGTCTGCAGCAGCTGGGATGCCTGCTCCTCCATGCTGCGCGCCGCCGCCGACGCTTCCTCGACCAGCGCCGCATTCTGCTGGGTGCCTTCGTCGATATGCTCTACGGCACGGTTGATCTGCTGGATGCCCTCGCTCTGCTGCTGGGCGGCGGCGCTGATGTCGCTCATCAACGCGCTGACGCGCTTCACGTTGACCACGATGTCCGTCATCGTCCGTCCGGCGCTTTCGACCTGCGCGGTTCCCGCGCCGACCTTCTCCACCGAGTCGCCGATCAGTTGCTTGATCTCCTTGGCGGCGTCGGCCGAGCGCTGCGACAGCGAGCGGATCTCCGAGGCGACAACCGCGAAGCCACGGCCATGCTCGCCGGCACGCGCCGCCTCCACCGCTGCGTTGAGCGCCAGGATATTGGTCTGGAATGCGATGCCGTCGATGACTCCGATGATGTCGACGATGCGCCGCGAGGAGTCGTTGATCAGCGCCATCGTCGCCACCACTTCGTGCACCACGTGTCCGCCCTGGTCGGCGACATCGACCGCGCCGCTGGCAAGCGCGCTGGCCTGGCGGGCGTTGTCGGCGGTGCGCTGCACGGTCGCGGTGAGCCCCTTCATCGACACCGCGGTTTCCTCCAGCGACGCCGCCTGATGCTCGGTGCGCACCGACAGGTCGCTGTTGCCTTCGGCGATCTCGCTGGCACCGACCGCGATGGTGTCGGCCGCGAACTTGATCTGCCCGATGATCAAGGCCATCGCCTCGACCAGCGCGTTGATGCCCTCGCAGAGCTCGGCGATCGGGCCCCGCTTGTCGGCGGTCGGAATGTGGCCGGTGAGGTCCCCTCCCTGGGCCGCCGCCACCACTTCACGGGTCTGCGCCACCGCCAGCTCCAGGGCAAGACTGGCTTGCACCTGCGCGGTCACATCGGTGTCGTACTTGACCACTTTGAACGGCCGACCGTTCATGTCGAAGATCGGGTTGTACGACGCCTGTATCCACACCTCACGCCCATCGCGCCCCAGCCGCTTATATTGGCCGGCGTCGAACTCGCCCCGCCCCAGCTTTTCCCAGAAGCGCTGGTACTCGGCACTCTGGCGGTAGGCGGGCTCGGCGAACATCGAATGGTGCTGGCCACGCACCTCCTCCAGGCGATAGCCCATCACCGCCAGGAAGTTGTCGTTGGCGGCAAGGATGCGTCCGTCCATGCCAAACTCGATCACCGCCTGGGATTTGCTGATCGCCGCCAGTTGGCCGGCGAAATCGGCCGCCTGGAACTTCTGCGCGGTGATGTCGGTGGCAAATTTCACCACTTTGTAGGGCCGGCCATCGCTGTCGAACACGGGGTTGTAGGACGCCTGGATCCATATCTCCCGGCCGCCCTTGCCGACCCGGCGATACTGGCCCGCGTCGAACTCGCCGCGCCCCAGCTTGGCCCAGAACGCGCGGTACTCCTCGCTCTGCGCCTGCACCGGGTCGACGAACATCGCGTGGTGCCGCCCCTGGATCTCCGCCAGGGTGTAGCCCAGCGTCTGCAGGAAGTTGTCGTTGGCTTCCAGGATGGTGCCGTCAAGGTCGAACTCGATCACGGCCTGCACGCGGTGCAGGGCCGCGACCTGCGCTTCCAGCGCCGCCTGGTGACGTGCGGCCGCCCCGGCCCCCGCCTCGCCGTGGCTGCGGCGGGCGCGGAACAGGCCGCGCAGGGCGCGCCAGGGTGAATCGACGGCAGTGACCGACAGCGGTGCACGCACCGGCGTATGCAAGCCTGAAGTAAACATCGTATGACCTCGTGTCCGATAAGCGATGGCGACGCCGAACGGGATGTCCGGCGCGGGTGATCAGCTGGTTTGGGACGCACGAACATCGTCAGTTGAAATGACGCGACTTCCAGAGGCAGTGCACGACCGGAGCACGGTCGGGTGGATCTATCGATCAGACAGGCCGCCAGGTCCCCCCTGCCACGCAGGGGGCAACTCCGACCGATATAGCGGCCCCTGGCAGGCAACCTTTAGGGCGGCCGATCAATCGATATGCAGGGCCTGCAGCGGCTTGGGCGGGAACACCGGCCGATCCAGCCAGAGCCATCGCCAGGGCGGTCACGTCCCTCGCGATCCGGGGGGCGCATCCTGCTGTTCCTGTCCATTCGCGTGGCCGGCGAGTATCCCGGACCGCCGTGGCGGCGGCCAGCCTGCGGCACCGCTCAGCCCTCCCCTGCCTCGCTGGTATCGCCGCTGTCGAGCGGATCGAACGGGCCCTCGCCCGGCGCCTCCACCTGCACGTTGTCGCGGCCGGCGGCCTTGGCCCGATAGCATTGCGCATCGGCGGCGGCCACAGCGTCATCCACGCTCATGGCGCCGCCCAGGGCGGCAATGCCGATGCTGGCCCCCACTGCCAGCCGCTGCTGGTCCCACGGAATGGACAGCGCGCGCAGCGCGTCGAGCAGATCGCTGGCGATACGCCGCGCACGCTTGAGCGAACAGCCGGCCAGGATCACCGCGAACTCGTCGCCGCCGAGTCGGGCGACGATGTCCGAATCGCGCACCCCATGCCGCAGCAGACTGGCCACCGCCCACAGCACGGCATCGCCGGCGAGGTGACCGTGCGTATCGTTGACGGGCTTGAAGTGGTCCAGATCGATGTACATCAGCGACGCCTGCTGCCCGGTGCGGGCCACGCGGGTGATCGCCTGCTGCAGGTGCGCTTCGAACCCGCGGCGGTTGCTCAGTTCGGTCAACGGATCGACCTCGGCCAGATGGCGCGCTTCGCGCTGGCGCGCGCGCTGCTGGGTGACATCGCGGATCACCCACACCGCACCACTGATGACGCCGTCCTCGCCACGCAGCCAGGCGCGCGTGAGGTCCACCGGCACCCGCTGGGCGCCCACCGCCAACAGCAGGTCCGAATGCAGATCCACCGCATTGCTGTCCGGATCCAGAAGCACGGACAGGTCCAGCGGCGAACGGGGCGCGTACTCGGTGGTCAGTTCCATCAGCTCAGCCAGCCGGCTGCCGGTGAGGCCGTCGGCGCCTGCCCCGGCCAACGCCCGGCTCGCGGCTGCGTTGGCGTACTGGACCGTGCCGTGCAGATCCAGAGTCACTACCATGTCGGCCACCGCGTCCAGCGTAATCCGCGTGCGCTGTTCGGACTCGCGCAGCTGCTGCCCGCTCTGGCGCTGCGCGGTGACGTCCTGGATCTGCGACACGAAATGCAGCGGCTCGCCGTTGCCGGCGCGCACCAGCGACACCGACAGCCGCCCCCAGACAATATTGCCGGCCTTGCCCAGGTAGCGCTTGTCCATGTGGTAATGATCACGGCGGCCGGCGAGCAGGTCGCCGACCAGGGTCAGATCGGCGTGCAGGTCTTCGGGATGGGTCAAGGTCTGGAAGTCGATCTGCAGCAGTTCCGCACGGGTGTAGCCAAGGATGCCGCAGAGGGCATCGTTGACATCCAGCCAGCGCCCTTCCAGCGACACCAGCGCCATGCCAAGCGCGGCCGAGGAAAACGCGCCGGCGAACTTCTCCGCCGCCACATACGCCTGCTCGCGGATCGCCAGCAGCGGGGTGATGTCCACCGCCATGCCGACGTAGCCGATCCGCGAGCCGCTGGCGCAATCCAGCGGGCTGATCGACAGGCGCACCTGGCGG